CCATGATGCCGGGCCTCGCGTACGCGTATTAGTTATATATAATAATAAATACTAATAATATATAATACTATTATACTTATATAATACTAATATACTATAATATATATATAATAGATTATAACAGAAATGGTGTTAAATGTCAATAGGTTTTGTATATTTATTTTAAACTTGGTGTTAGATACATAAAATGGTGTTTCCTAACGTTAGGAACTACTATTTCGTGTTAAACTATAAATAGTTCTTGACTTTTGGCAATATTTATGTTATAATATAACTATAGACTGGTAATTTATAGTGAGTAACACAAATGGTGTACTACTTAAGTTCAACTGGTCTTACCTAATTCCAACCATGTCTAAGGAGACCAACTGTGCTGTCTGATAACGAATCTCGTAAGAACCTACCATCTAACCGACGGCGTGCTGTTGGTGCTACATCGAAGAATTGGTCTGACAGCCAGAAGCTTGAAGCCGTAACTACCTACCTCGCATTGGGCAATCTGGTGTTGACCTCTAGCGTGTTGAAGATTCCAGAAATGACGCTACGCGGCTGGAAGCAACAACAGTGGTGGAAGGATATTGAAGCCGAGCTTAGGGTACAGGAAGACATTCAACTGAGTTCCCGACTCAAGCGTATCGTTGAGAGCACCCTGAGTGCTGCTGAAGATCGTATCGCTAACGGGGACTTCATCTACGACACCAAGATGGGTCAACTGGTCCGTAAGCCTGTAGCGTTGAAAGATGTTCACAAGGTTGCCATGGATATGATCGAGAAACGAGAGTACCTCGACAACAAGAAACCTACTGCTGTGACTGTCGAAGCTATCGACGACAAGCTGAAGAAGCTTGCTGAGAAGTTTGAAGAGATTGCAAGTGGTCGTAGGCCCCTTGAGGTTACAGACGTTATTATTGGGGAGGTGGTTGATGCAGACGAAGCTTAAAATCCCACCACTCCGGCCTTACATGGTGTTTACCGATAAGGACGGAAACCTAACCCCAGAAGCCTATAACTTCCTGTTTGGTATGTTCCAACGTGTTGGTGGTTCCCTCAGTAGCCTGAACGCTGCACAGCTTCAGAATGGTGTGTGGGAAATGCCGGGTAAGATTGGTTACAACCTACCCAACACTGGGAGGTTCACAGCCTTTGGCTGCAACAACAAGCCTGCACAGACATCCTATACTCTTGGTCCTGCTGCTACCGATCTTGCCTCTGTCATCACCCTTGTCAACAACATCAGGACTGCCCTGATCAACAACGGTATCGGAGTCTGACATGCCCTACATGAAGAACGGTCATCGAGACTACCGGCGTGAGTATGATCTGTATCAGGGACGCCCTGACATCATCCATGCACGTAGTGAACGTACCACAGCCCGCCGTCAGGCGGAGCATATGGGTATGGCTCATAAAGGCGACGGTAAAGACCTAGACCACATCAAGCCACTGTCTAAAGGCGGTAGCAACAACAAATCAAACTGGCGTATGGTGAGTGCTTCCAAGAATCGAAGCTTTAGCCGTAATGCCGATGGTAGCCTTAAATCACAAACCTCCAAACGTGAAAGAAAACGATGACCAAACTAACCCCTACAGTTATTCAGGGGTTCGTCAGTAGCATCATGTCACAGGAATTTGACGGTGCTGTTGAGAGCCCGGAATTCCACCGTGAGGCGTGGGAGCTTTGCTGCTCCCCCAACAAATATGTAGCCATTGCAGCCCCACGGGGGCACGCTAAGTCCTCGGGTGTTACCCTTGGATACGGGATGAGTACTCTACTGTTCCGTGAGCGTAGGTTCATGCTTCTGGTGTCAGACACCGAGGCACAGGCTGCTCTGTTCCTAGGTATGTTCAAACAAGCCCTCCAGAACAACAAAGACCTTATCGAACTGTTCGGTTTGGCCACCAACGAAAAGGGCCTTGTCCAGTTCGTTAAGGACACTGAGAACGATGTGATCGTAGCCTTTGATGACGGTAAGATGTTCCGTATCATTGCTAAGGGTGCTGAACAGAAGCTTCGTGGTCTTATCTGGAACGGTTCCCGTCCTGACATCATCCTCTGTGATGACATGGAGAATGACGAACTTGTGATGAACAAGGATCGTCGTGAAAAGATGAAGCGGTGGTTCAAGGGTGCGTTGCTTCCTTGTATCTCTGACCGAGGTATCGTTCGTATGGTGGGTACAATCCTTCACATGGATAGCCTGCTTGAGAACATCATGCCCAAAGAGAATGACAAGAAGACGGTAGTTGACGGTCTCAAGACCTACAGCACTGCCCGTAACCAGATGTGGAAAGCAATCAAGTATCGTGCTCACAATGAGGACTTCACAGAGCTTCTGTGGCCCCAAAAGAAGACGGCAGAGCACTTTAAGATGCTATATGAAGAGGCGGTCCGCGATGGTACAACGGACGTGTACAGTCAGGAATATCTGAATTACCCCCTCGATATGGCTACTACGTACTTCAAAAAGGGAGATTTCCTCCCCATCACACCAGAAGACAAGAAAGCTAAGCTGCTGTACTACGTTACGGCTGACTTGGCGATCTCTGAGAAAGAACGAGCCGACTATTCGGTGTTTTTGGTTGCTGGTGTTGATGAAAACAAGATGATCCACGTCAAAAACGTGATTCGGGAGCGTATGGATGGTCGTGAGATCGTCGATACATTGCTTGCTTTGCAGCGTACCTATAGCCCTGAGGCTGTTGGTATTGAGGATATGCAGGTTTCCAAGTCGATTGGCCCATTCCTACGTGAGGAAATGGTCAAAACCAATACCTACCTCACTTTGTACCCCATGAAGCACGGTGGTAAGGACAAACTGACACGAAGCCGCTCTATTCAGGCCCGTATGAGGGCGCAGGGCGTTAAATTCGACAAGGATGCTGATTGGTACATCGACTTTGAGGAAGAGCTTATGCGCTTTCCTAGAGCTAAGCATGATGACCAAGTGGATACTTTCGCCTATCTGGGTCTTATGCTGGATAAGCTGATTGAAGCGCCTACGCAAAAAGAACAAGACGACGAAGACTACCTCGAAGAAATGCGTGCTTCTGATTTGGAGGATGCTGGACGAAGTAGTACCACAGGCTATTAAGGAGATATATGACTATTCCGGGACAGCTATCCCCTAATGCAATGGGGTCCGACCCAAATCTAATTGAAGCAGTAAGTTCCCCACAACAGTTCACACAGGCCCCTATGGGTACTCCACAGCCTTCTACGGGTGCCTATGGCCCCGGTGCTGGTATGGAAACTGGTGATACTGCTGAGGTCGATCAGCCTCAACAGGCTCCGATCCGCAAGATGCTTGAGAGTACCAACATTGCTGAGAACCTTGATGAAGACAAGCTCCGAGAAATCGGTAGCCGCTGTAGGCAAGGCTTTGAGCAAGACCTTGAGAGCCGTAAGGAGTGGGAACAAAATATTGACGAGTGGACCAAACTAGCCACTCAAGCTAAGGAAATGAAAACCTATCCTTGGCCTAAAGCATCTAACATCAAGTATCCACTGCTATCCACTGCTGCCATGCAGTTTGCTGCTAGGGCATACCCTTCACTGCTCCCCTCTGATGGGCGAGTTGTTAAGTCCAAGGTAATTGGTAAAGACCCTACCGGGGAGAAGCAGAAACGTGCTGAGCACACCTCCATCTACGTGAGCTACCAGCTCATGAATGAAATGGAAGGTTGGGAAGAGGACATGGACAAGCTCCTGATCATGCTTCCTGTAGTTGGTACGATGTTTAAAAAGACATACTGGGACAGCCTGAAAGAGCGTAACTGCTCCAAGCTGGTCATGCCAAAGAATCTGGTAGTCAACTACTGGACTAAGAGTATCGATCAAGCAGAGCGTATCTCCGAAGTCATCGAAATGTCCAAACGTCTGTATCAGGAGCGTGTGAACGCTGAACTGTTCCTCGACACGGACATCGGTGATCCTACGATGCCAGCTGATTCCCGTAACGCCCCAGCTAATGATGCTACCACCCCATACAGCTTTGTGGAACAACATACGTTCCTTGATCTGGATGATGATGGTTACGAAGAGCCCTACATTGTAACGTTTCATCGTGAGAGTGGTACGGTGCTCCGCATCGTTGCACGCTTTGATGAACAAGGTCTAAAGGTGGACAATGATGATCAAGTCATCTATATCGAGCCAATCCAGTACTACACCAAGTTTGGGTTCGTTCCAAACCCTGATGGTAGTTTTTATGATATTGGTTTCGGCGTCCTACTCGGCCCCATTAACGATTCTGTTAATACTCTTATCAACCAGCTTGTTGACGCTGGCAGCCTGTCAAATCTACAATCAGGTTTCATTGGTAAGGGACTCCGAATCAAAATGGGAGAAGCACGATTCCAGCCCGGAGAGTGGAAATCCGTAAACGCTACTGCCGATGACCTAAAGAAACAGATTCTGCCACTACCCGTCAAAGAACCGAGTACTGTACTATTCCAGTTGATGGGAGCATTGATTACCTCTGGTAAGGAACTTGCGTCTGTCGCAGAAATCTTTGTTGGGAAGATGCCGGGGCAAAACACTCCGGCCACTACCACCATGGCTACCATCGAGCAGGGTATGAAGGTCTTTACCGCTGTCTACAAACGTATCTACCGTTCTCTGGCATCAGAGTTCAAAAAGATTTACCGTCTCAACGAAGTCTACCTGAATCCACAAACCTATGTGGAAGTCCTTGATGATAACGTCAACCCGGCGGACTTCAAGGCTATCGGTTATGATATTCAACCGGGTGCCGATCCTACCGCAGTGTCTCAGACTGAGCGACTGCTTAAAGCACAGGGTCTGCTGGAGTTGCTGCCGATGGGTGTTCTTGATCCTATCGAAGTTATCACCCGAGTTCTAGAGGCACAGGAACAGCCGAATGTACAGAAGCTATTCCACCCGCAAGTACAACAAACTGGTCAACCCCCGCAACAGCCTGATCCAAAGGCCCAAGAGCTTCAGATGAAGCAAGCCGCTATGGAACAGACTAGCCAGCTTAAGCAGCAGGAAATGGCGTTTAAGTCGGAACTGTCAAATCGAGACCAGCAGTTCAAGCAGAGCATGGCGTCTCAAGCGCAGGCGCATGACCTAGCTATGAAACAGATGGAAGCACGTATGCAAGCATTGGCAGCGCACCATGCTTCACAAGCACAGATCGTGCAAGCTTCCCAAGCACACGCACAGCAAGTTGTGCATAGCGAGCAGACGCATCAACAGAAGATGCGCCACGCAGAGCAGCAAGCAGCAGTAAAGGCTAAAGCAGCCGCATCCAAACCAAAGAGTAAGGGAGACTAATGTCTGTAACTAAAGATAGTTTTCGTGATTGGAAAGCCAATCCTGTGACTAAAGCAGTTTTTGATGAAATCCGTGATCGTATTCAAGCAATCCAAGAAGACCTCGGTACTACCGCTGGTCAGGAGCCACTGAACGATCGCTATAAATCTGGTGCAGTTGGTGCTTACAATGACCTTCTGCGTATCGACTTTGATGAGGTGTCTAATGGCAATTGAAGCCCTTGGACATCGACTGACGATTCAACCGGATCATGTGAAAGACTCTGACGCAGAGAAAACTAAAAAGAAAGCAGACGAACTTGGTCTTGTTATCCCTGATAAATTCAAGGATGAGATCGAGTCCCAAGCTACTCGTGACCGAGCATCTGTCGATCAAGGCATTGTCCTGACGATTGGTGCTACGGCCTTTCGAGACTTCGGTGGAGAACCGTGGTGCGTCGTAGGTGATTATGTTGCCTATGCACGACATGCAGGTAAATTTGTTAAAGACCCAGATACAGGTGAAGACATCCTAGTGATCAATGACGAAGATGTCATCTGTAAAATTACAAAGGTAAAGAACGATGAGTGATGTTGACCAAGTGGTAGATCAAGTTGATGCAGTAGAAATTCCCGAAGTAGAAGTCGAGGCGCGTGCGTCCGGCTGGGTGCCTAAGGAAGACTTTCATGGTGATCCGAACAAGTGGGTAGATGCTGGCGAGTTTGTTCGCCGCGCACCACTGTTCCAGAAGATTGATCTTCAAACCCGTGAAATGAAAGAACTCAAGCGAGGTCTGGAAGAGCTTAAGCAACATCATGCTAAGGTTCGGGAAACCGAATACAAGCGTGCTCTGGATGAACTGAAAGCTGCTAAGAAGGATGCTCTGCTGGATGGTGATGTTGATCAAGTCTTTGAGCTTGACGATAAGATGGAAGCTGTTAAGGATGCCAAACGCAAGTTCGAAGTTGAGCAAGCACAGGCAGCCGCTGCTGCAACGTCCACTGAAAACATTCACCCTGAGTTTGCTGCATGGACTAAGCGTAACGCTTGGTATGAAACCTCGTCTCCAATGCGCGCCTTTGCTGACGCGCTGGGTCTGGAACTTCGCGCAAAGGGTATGACCCCTTCGGAAGTTCTCAAACAGGTTGAAGTTCAAATTAAGGAAGAGTTTCCGCAGAAGTTCCGCAATGCTAACCGTGACAAAGCCCCTGCTGTTGAGGGCACCTCCAAAGGGGGTGGTAAGTCCGGTGGGAACGTGGAAGCGTCCCTGTCTGATGAAGAGCGCCGTATTATGAACACCTTTGTTCGTACGGGTGTGATGTCTAAAGAGCAGTATATTGCCGAACTTAAGAAAGTTAAAGGAAACTAATTATGACCAAAGAAGCTATCGCTAAAAGCCCGAGCGGGCGTGTACGCCGTACCCCTGTGGGCGTGCGTAATGTTCTTACTGTCGGAGGTAAAGACCCGGCATATGAGTATCGTATTGTCAACGACACGGGAGACCGCGTAGAGCAGTTCAGGGCCGCTGGCTATGAAGTAGTCTCTGCAAAGGATGTAACTGTAGGAGATCGTCGCGTGAATGCTGCTTCGGCCGAAGGTAGCGCAGCGTCGGTGTCTGTAGGCGCTGGAGTTAAAGGCGTCGTGATGCGTATTAACAAGGAGTGGTATGCTGAGGATCAGGCCCGCAAACAAGCGGACGTAGCCCAGACCGAAGCTGCTACTAAAGCAGACGCACTAAATGGAACTTACGGTAAGTTAGACATTAGTCGAGACTAACCCTACGAACCATTAGGTGCTTTTAATCTAATGGAGAATTATCTATGCCAAACGTAAGCCGAGTTAATGGCCTCAGCGCCGTTAAAAATCTTACCGGCGCTTCTAACACTGGTCAAGTCAATACCTACTTTATTCCGTCGGGTAATGCACAGAACGTGTTTGTGGGCGATCCGGTCAAAGCCGATACCACTGGTGACACTGTTGCCGCTGGTGGTATGGCCCTCGGTGTTCAATCGGTTGTTCCTGCCGCTGCTGGCGATCCCATTCTGGGTGTCGTTGTCGGTTTCGCAGTGAATCCCCTTAACCTGAACACCCCGCAATACCGTGCTGGTTCTACTGGCCGCTATGTGCTTGTGTGTGATGACCTGAATCAACTGTACGAGGTGCAAACCAGCAATGGTGTCCTCGGTGTGGCTGATGTTGGTCTGAACGCTAACATCGCTGCTGCTGCTGGTTCGCTGGTCACTGGTACTTCGGGCGTGACTCTGGATGTGGCTACCGCCGCAACTACTGCTACTCTGCCCCTGAAGATCGTTGGTTTCTCCCAACGTGTCGATAACGACAACACTGCGGCTAATGCTAAAGTGATCGTTAAAATCAACAACAACCAGCTTGCTAACGCAACTGCTGGTGTCTAATAGGAGGTAGAATATGTCTGTAATTAATACTAGCTCGTTTGCCAAGGCTCTTTGGCCCGGCGTAAACGCATGGTACGGTAAGGCGTACAATGAGTATGAAGTAGAATTTGAGAAGCTGTTCGATAAGAACACTTCGACTCGTGCATATGAAGAGGACGTTGGTCTGTCGAGCTTCGGTCTGGCAATTCAAAAACCTGAGGGTTCGGCGATTGCGTATGATCAGGAACGTCAGGGCTTCACCAATCGCTACACCCACGCGGTGTTTGCGCTTGGCTTCATCATCACCCGTGAAATCATGGAAGATGATCTGTACGACGTTGTGGGTCAAAACAAGGCCAAAGGTCTTGCTTACTCGATCCGGCAGACCAAGGAAATCCTCGGTGCTAACGTCTACAACCGTGCATTCAACTCGGCATATGTTGGTGGTGATGGTCAGGCACTCCTGTCCGCTGTGCACCCGAACGTTGCTGGTGGTACGTGGTCGAACCTGATTGCTACTCCGTCGGACCTGTCGGAAGCTGCACTGGAACAGGCTGTGATTGACATCGCATCCTACACCAATGATCGTGGTCTGCGTATCGCGGTCAAGCCGAAGTCGCTGGTCATTCCTTACCAACTGCAATTCGAAGCTGCTCGTATCCTGAAGACCGTTGGTCGTGTGGGTACTGATAACAACGACATCAATGCCCTGAACAACATGGGCATGTTCAAAGATGTCATTGTGAACCACTACCTGACTGACCCGGATGCTTGGTTCATCCGTACCGACGTTCCTAACGGTATGAAGTACTTCTCGCGCCGCGACGATGAGTTTGCTATGGACAACGACTTCGACACCGAGAACGCTAAGTTTAAAGCTTCGTTCCGTGCGTCGTGGGGTTGGACTGATCCGAAGGGCCTGTACGGTTCGCAGGGTGCCTAATAAGGTAGCTTAACCCAAGGGGGTGCAGAATTAACCTTCTGTGCCCCTTTATTTTTCCTAAGGAGACCCTCATGGGTTTTAAACAAATTGACCTCGTGCCCCTGTCGGCTGTAGGTCCAACGGCTACCACCCCGTTCGCTAAAGATGTGGTTGCTAAGGCATTCGTCGTTAATCGTACTGACACTGTAGGCACACTTAAGGCAGTGCTTCCGGCTGATGCAACCATTGTCGATTTTGTGATCTACGGTGCTGCTTCTAATGCTGGTACTTCTGCGGGTCTGTTCATTGGTAACACCGCAGCTGCGTTTGAGTATGTCAATGGTGTGGATGTGAAAGCCGCTGGTGGCTGTTACCGTCCCACGACGATGGTCAATCCAGCCAAGGTTCCTAATCTGGAGAACACCCCAGCAGGTGCTGATTTGCCAATCTATGCTATGTACAATGAAACTGGTGCTGTGAGTACTGCTGGTGGTCCCTACACCGTTATCTTGTTCTACGTTCGATAATCACGGGGGCTTCGGCCCCCTCTTTTAAGAGGCAGTTATGTCCACCCAAATTCGTGCTTTTCGGCCTCTGGCCCCAACTCAGAACGTTGCTGTAACATCCGTTGCACAGACTGTTCCTCTCACTGGTGCTCTAGGCACCTTTACCGTTCGCTTTAGTAATGTAGGTACTCAGGTAGTGTTTATCCTTCCGGGTGAAGCTACTCAGACTGCTGCTACCCCGACTAATGCAATCCCTATCCCCGCTGGACAGACAGAAATCTTTACCCTATCCCAAGGCACCCAGTCCCTGTCAGTAATTGCTGGTGCTACTGGCTCTACCCTGTACTACACGATTGGTGAGGGTTTGTAATGACATGGCCGTTTAAAAAGACACCTATTCCGCCGGAACCAGCAGCTACTACAGCAACTGTCCCAACTCAAGTTACAGACACCTCCCTACGGAGTGGTATGTGGGTAACCATTAATGGAGCGGTTGGTATTATCTCTAATGTGTTTAATGACTCCGTGGTTGTAACCCATACCAAGGCTGATGGAACAAACGTGATGATTCTTGGTGCTGATGACAAGGTGGAACCCCACACTGTAGAGTACCCAAGGGCTCAAGTCACTCCGGCTAAGGTTACAGAGATTCCTCGTAATCGGTATGAGAGTGTTGAACAATTACGTGCTCTTGGATACAAGGAATAAGTATGGCACTAG